TCGACTTGACCGAGCGCCGGATCCGCCAACTAGCGGCCGAGGGAGTCATCCCGCGGCCGGAGCGCGGGCAGTACGACCTCGTGGGATGCGTCCGCGGTTACATCAAGCATCTCCGCGAGCGCGCCTATGGCGGGAAGCCGGACGTTGTCGCGGAACGAGGCCGGCTCTTGAAGGCACAGGCCGACCGGGCGGAGCTCGAGGTGCGCGAGCTCCGCGGCGAGCTGGTGCCGAGCGAGGACCTCGGCCGTGCGCTCGAGTTCTTCGTCACCTCCGCACGCTCGCGGCTCCTCGCGCTGCCGCGAAAGGTCGCTTTGACGCTCGCACCAGAGAATTCGAGGGATGCAGAGAGCAAGATTGAAATCGCCATCCACGCGCTCCTCGAGGAGCTCGCCAGCGACGACGCGCTCCCCGACTGGCTCACCAGCGGGGAACCTGTCGGCGAAGATGAGCACGGCGAGGCGCGCGTGGAGGCCGCCACCGCGGCTCACCGTAAGCGAGTGGGCTGACAAGAACGTCCGCCTGCCGAACGCGGGCTACGTCGTGGTGTCGGGCCCGTGGTCGACGGACCGCTTCCCGTACCAGCGCGGGATGATGGACGCGGCATGCGACCCGCGCGTGTGGCGGATTGTGTTCATGACGAGCTCGCAGGTCGGGAAGACGTCCGTCGTCGAGAACATCGTCGGCTACTTCATCGCGCACAACCCGTCGTCGATCTTGTGGGTGCTGCCGACGCTCGAGCTCGCCGAGGGCTACGCGACCGAGCGCCTCTCGCAGCTGTTCGGGGCGACGCCGGCGCTCGCCTCGTGCATCGCGGAGCCGCGGTCGCGCGCCGGCTCGAACACAGCGCTCCGCAAGCAGTTCCCGGGCGGCTACCTCGTGCTCGCCGGTGCGAACAGCGCCGCATCCTTACAGATGCGCCCGTGCCGCATCGTGGTCTGCGACGAGGTGGACAGCTTCCGGCGCTGATCGCGAACCACGGCGACCCGGTTGCGATGGCGATGCAGCGGACCGAGCGGTTCGCCGAGGGCTACAACCGTCTGATCATCTTTGCCGGCACGCCGACGAAGCGCGGGGTGTCGCGCCTCGAGGGCGGCTGGAACGAGTCCGACCAGCGCCGCTTCCTCGTGCCGTGTCTCCGCTGCCGGGAGTTCCACCCGATCGAGTGGAAGGACATCCGGTGGCGGGAGAACGATCCCGAGACCGCGCACCTCTCGTGTCCGTCGTGCAGCATGCAGATCGGCGACGGCGAGCGTCTCGAGATGGTGCGCCAGGGAGAGTGGCGCGCCGAAGGCGAGTTCAACGGCACTGCGGGCTTCGCCGTGTGGGAGGCCTACGCGACGCTCCGCCTCTCGCGCCTCGTCGGCGACTTCCTCGAGCGCCGCAAGCGGCGCGAGGCGCTGCAGACGTTCTTCCAGCAGAAGGTCGGCCAGCTGACCGAGAACGTCGAGGGCGAGTCTCCGGACTGGCTGCCGATCCGGACGCGCGCGGAGGCAAGCTACGAACGGATCGACTCCCCGGACTTCAAGGCGCTCCCCGCGGGCGCGCTCTTCCTCACTGCCGGCGTCGACTCGCAGAACGATCGGCTCGCGGTGATCATCCGCGGGTGGGGCCGCGGTGAGGAGTCGTGGCTCCTCCACTGGGGCGAGCTCCCCGGCGATCCGATGGAGGAGCAGGTCTGGAGAGATCTCGACGCGCTTCTGAACCGCGCCTTCCCGCACCCATCGGGCGTATCGCTGTATGTGCAGTCTTACGCGGTGGACACGGGCGGAGGCCGCACGCAGGCGGTCTACGACCGAATGCGGCAGCGCACGCCGCGCGGGATGGCGATCAAGGGATCGAACCAGCGCGCCGCGGCTGTCCTCGCCGGCGCGCCGACCTGGCAGGACATCAGCTTCAACGGTCGGAAGATCGAGCGCGGAGTACTCCTCTGGTCGCTCGGCGTGCACACCGCGAAGTGCGAGCTCTACGGGCGGCTGAAGCTCGAGACGCCGGGCGTCCGCTACATGCACACGCCGCACGGGCTCCCCGATTCGTACTACCAGGGGCTCACCGCGGAGAAGCTCGTCACGCGGTTCCACAAGGGACAGGCGATCGAGGAGTGGGTCCTTCCCGATCACGCGCGGAACGAGCCGCTCGACTGCGAGGTCTACGGGTATGCCGCCGCGGTGCGGGTCGGCCTGCAGCGGATGGATTGGGACGCGCTCGAGGCGGCGATCGCGGCCGAGGCCGGGCGGGCGCCGGCGACGAGCTCGGCGCCGGACGCTCCTCGACGAGAGGCGGCGCCGCCGCAGCAGCAGCCGCACGAGGACGAGGGTGGCGGCGAGGTACTGAGGTCTAACTGGATGGCTTCGATCCCGAGACGCTGATCGCGGGGTTGGACGAGCTCGGTGCCAGTGGGCGACCGGCACCGAGCGCCATGTGGTCCGGGCGAGGAGGAGCGTACCACGGGACGCAGTAGGAGACGACCGCCCGCGAACGGCACGCGCTGGCTACCGCGCGTCGATGGCACGTTCATCGATCGCGTCGACCAGGTGGCCGACGATCCCGTCGTGCCTGAGCAGATGCTCTCCGTGGCCGAGGATATCGGCGGCGTGCCGGGGATCGCGCTAGCTGTCTTCTGCCAGGCCGCGTTCGATCGCTACCGCTACCGCCGGCGGAAGAAGCGCCGGCCGCTGGCGCGGTGGATGCTCGAGGACGGATGGACGATGGCGGACGGCCTCGAAGCGGAGCGGTGGTTCGAGCACCCGGGCGACGAGTCGGAGCCGTTCACGCTCGCGTGGGTGCGCGCGCAGCTCCCGGCGCGCGGCGCGTCGTCAAAGCCCCGGCGCCCGAACTACGAAGTAGGATTGTTCTATGGGCTATTCGGAAGCGGACCTGGAGTCTGTTCGGCAAGCCCGGCTGAAGCTGGCGAGGGGTGAGCGCGTCGTCGAGACGAGCGTCGGGAACCAGCGGACGATGTGGCAACAGACGCAGGCCGCCGACCTTGAGCGCTACGAAAACCAGATCGCCGCTGCGATCGCGCGCGACGCCGGCGGCACCGGCACGGTCGTCGCCGCGACGAGTAAGGGCGTCTATTGAGCGACTGGTCGCCGGCACGGATCCGTCGCGGCCTCGAGGACCACGGCGTTACCATCGCCGAGGTCGCGCGTCGCTCGCGCGTGAGTCGCTCGACCGTGGCGCGTCGTCTCGGCGCTCCTCCGCCGAAGGTCGCGACCACGATCGCGCGGATCCTCCGCGTGCCGCGCTCTGCGATCTGGCCGCGCTCGTTCCGCGGCATGCGAACAAACGGTGGCTCTGGATTCGAGGGCGCGACCGTCGGCCGCCGTCTCGGCGGTTGGGGCCTCAGTACCAGCGGCCCGAATGCCGCGCTCTTCGGCGCGCTGCCGTACCTCCGCGCGCGTGGCCGCGAGCTCGACCGAAACGACGCGTGGGTCAAGAAGGGGATCTCGAGCTACGTCGCGAACGTGATCGGCACCGGCATCGTGCCGCGGTGGAAGCTCGACGACCAGGCGCTGAAGGAAGAGATCCAGCGGACGTTCCGCCGCTGGACCGACGAGGCGGACGCCACCGGCGTCAGCGATTTCTATGGGCAGCAGGCGACGGTGGCGCGCACGCAGTTCGTCGCCGGCGAGTGCCTCGTGCGGTTCCGCCCCCGCACGATGGACGACGGCCTAGTCGTGCCGCTGCAGCTGCAGGGCCTCGAGCCGGACCACCTCGACGAGTCGAAGGACGGCCCGACGCCGCTCGGCAATCTCGTCAGGTTCGGGATCGAGTTTGATCAGATCGGGCGTCGCGTCGCGTACTACCTCCGCCGCGAGCACCCCGGTGACGCGCTGCCGATGAGCAGCGTCGACTACGGCCGCTACGAGACGGTGCGCGTGCCGGCGAGCGAGGTCCTGCACATCTTCCAGCAGGAACGCTTCGGCCAGGCGCGCGGCATCTCGCGACTCGCGACCGTGGTGCTCCGGCTCTACCAGTTCTCCCACTACGAGGACGCCGAGCTCATGCGGAAGTCCGCGGCGGCGATGATCGGCGGCTTCATCACTGAGACGACCGGCGACATCATCCCGTTCGGAAAGGACCTCGGCCGCGACGCTCGGACCAAACAGCTGATCATGGCCTCGAGCCGGGAACGTTCCCGCTCCTCCGGCCGGGCCAGGACGTGAAGTTCTCGCAGCCGGCCGACGTCGGCGGGAGCTATGAGCCATTGGACGCGGATGCAACTCCGCGC